TACATACGGCCGAGTAGGATGTAGTGACGGTAAACAGCAAAAGGAATTTCCTTGTGCTTGTAAGGGATCGGTGCCATACGAATAAGTACGTTGTTCGCGAGAACATCGTAAGAGTCAGTAGCACGGTTGTAGTAGTTCAAGATCTCGACATCATTGTCGGTCATGTCCGAAGCCTTCTTAAAGAAGAGGACATTCTCAGTAATATTGCCGGCCTTAGGGACCTTGGTAATATTCATGTAGTCTGGGCGGTCTTTGTAGATACGTTGGAATTCATCCCAGTCGATCACTTCACGCTCGACACCATCACGGGCACGAGATTCGTGAGTTGCTGCAGGGTCCCAATAAATAGTATCGTTATCTACGAACTCAGTATAAGTATCATCGGCATCGATGATTTCACGTTCTGTATATTTAATGTTTCCATCTTTATCGATAGAATCAAGATCTTTAACTTTTCGTTTTTCGTAGCGGTAGCGTTCAACGACGAAAGCGGTACCACGAATAGCAGCGGCTTGTTTAGCCATGAACTGCTGAAGATCGAAACCAGTTCGATCCATTGAAAAGTTGAAGATGTGGTTCGAGAAAGATTCTCGAATAAAGTCTGATGCATCCACTTGTTCAAGGAATGGTCGGCCACGACGGTCGATTGTTTCTTGCATGTGGGCCTGGACAGCTCCGAAAGCGTCCGGCAGTGTCATCATTGATCGCCAATCACCTGGATCGCGCTCAGGGTGCCATTGCATAAACTGCCTATCGGCACGTTCCCATTGCTCTTCAGCTTCCTTACGGATCTGATCGTCGCGCATGGCCTGGAAGCGTTCCCAAACTCTTCGTCGGGCTTCGCGTTCAGCTTTGTTTTTTGGCTTGTAAAAACCCTTGGATTGTTCGTCGTTGTTTATCATTATATTCCTGTGACTAGGCTTCTTGGTTTATCGTAAGTTCTCGGTGTTTTTTCTTTATTTTGTCTGCGTACATTCCTGCCGCTAGGCGGAGTTGCAATTTCGAGGATTGTGGCAAGTGCGTCGATCATGTCGTCGTTCTCACCCTTAGGGAAGTGCGTCAATTCGTATTCAAGATCTTCCATCTGGTTAGAATCTTTAACGTGGAACACTCGTCCATACTCGTAATAAGGTGCTAGAGAACGAATACGATCCTCCTTGGCTGTACTTCGGCTTTTGATGATCTTCATCGGCAACCAAACGCCTCGGCGTTTTTGTTCATCTATTAACATATACTCTATATTCTTCTGAGTTGCAACTGTCTCTAGCGCCATTCCTCTCGGAGTGTACCGCTGATACCAATCGAACATCAGGGTAATAATATCAGAATACTTCATCTTGTTATGATATACCTCTCGAACATACAAATTATGCTCGGCATCCAGCCCGGCCAGGACAAATGCGGCGTAGTCAGAATAAGGCCCTTCGTTAGAGGGGTCTATGGCTAAGAACCAGTTGATAGGTTTGTCTTTTATATCGTCCCAGTCCACATATTTGAAATATGAGTGCTTAAACGTAGCCGTTTCGTCGTCTACTGGGTTGTTCATGTATTGACATGAGAAGATATAGCTACCCTGTTCGCGGCGCTGCTCGTCGAGGAACTCTCGAGTTAAGCGTTCTGGGAAGAGGAGAGTGTCGTCGTCTTCAATGGCCTTGCGAAGAAGGATGTTATAGGACTTTCGTTTGTTCTTAAGGATATCGGAATAGGCATCCATGAAGTCCCAACGAGTTCCAATGGTAATTCGTGGCATACCTGGGTCCAAAAGTGAGAGGGCGAGTCGGCGGTGGGCAATGACTTGTTCGATCTGGTCTTTATTCGTGACGTTCTTTTCTGAGTGAAGGTCGTCTTCAATGATGAGATCGAAGTGCATCCCGTTAATCGATCGGTCAACACCCGAACACATAATGCTGGGTTCTTTTCTTTTAATCGTTCGACTTGCGAGATCAACCTGAGCGTCCGTCCAGCGGACCGAGGGGTCCTTTCGAGTATCATCTGGAAAGACTCCGTAGATGTGTTTGAAGATTGTTCTGAATTTGACATTTGAATCTAAGTGTCCTTTAATCTCGGCCAAGAAGTTCTTAGCCTTTCCATACGTCTCGGAGTCAATAAGGACTCGAGCGTTCGGATCATTTAGTAAATATTGTAAAGTGAATCCAATCGTAATGATTGAACTCTTAAATGTACCACGCGGCATGAGAATCAAGACTTGCTTCCTCTTCTCATCGAATTGGTCCGAGAGGACCTCATCCTTTTTACCGTTATTGTAGCGAGTCTTTGGGGTAAAGTTAACCTCAGTTCCCGGGACGAAGCCTGGCAACAGTGGTTTAGTAATTTCAGTAAGGTCGCGGTGCGTACCTTCTGTAATCAGGTTAGGATCAGAAGCAAGAATATATTTGACAAGATAGAACAAGTCTGTTTTAGCTCGTTCTGCGATCTCATCGAGCGCTGCCTCTGTAGCCTGTTTAGTCGCTACATCGATATCCATGGATTAATTCCAGACGGCACCGTCAGTTTGGTCGCCGCCGATCTTTCCATCGACGAGTTGCTTCTCGGTTTCTTCGATTCTGCCATCAATCGACCCTTCGCCAGTTCGAGATTTCGTGACTTCGTAGGGTGATGTGGTTTCCGGTACATCCGGAGTCTCTGGAGCTGTTTCTTTCACAGGAGCTAGATCAGGAGTTTCAACTTCTCCAACCGGTGCGCTCATATAATGTTTTCGTAATAAATCGTTGATGAGTGGCGACATGTTGCCGCGGCCCTCAGCCTTTAATAGTGGTGCTACATCCTTGTCGATGTAAATCATTTGTTTTCCCATGCTGTTCCTTTGCTTATTAATATGATGTAATAATAGCAGAAGGTATATACAGTTTCAATGGTCAAAGGGTATTCTAAAAAGGCTCCCTAATTTGCAGCGCTTCGCTACTAGGCAACCTCTAACGTCGGCAGTTCAAGAAATTAGCTATTATCCTCGAAACTGTCTAACAATGAATTCAATACAACTATCGTCGAAGACGATCGATTCTATTTAATTATTTATTAAGGTACGATTACTCTTTAGTGGGAATCAATTTCCGTCACTGCATCTCATTATAGGCGAGATCACCCGTTATAAGCTTGTATACTAGATATCTTAGAGTCCTCTAGTGGCTGCTTCTGCCTTGCCTGGACTGTATACTAAGGATAACACGACTGTATTCGATTTGTCAAGTCTTTTAATAAAAATTTTTTGTGGTATAGTAAGCCTTTAACTGTAAAATATTTTATGGACGCAACATGGGAGGGATTAATATCGCCACCCCAGCATATTTAATCTTCCCCAGTCGGGTGCTATAGGGGTCTGATGATCCCCCTAACCATTAAATAGTTAAATAAACAATTAAACAATTAAAATAAAAATTAAAACATTAAACAATTAACATTAAACTTAAAGGGATAGGGGTGTACTGTAACAGGGGTAGCGTATATTGTGCGACATTAAGCTTTTAGGCTAAAGATGAGTACACATCCATCTATTAACAATAAGGCTTATGTCGTAAAAGGTAAGATAACAGGGGTGGATGAGCGGTTGCATTAATCAAAAGACAAGCGTAAGCACACGGAGGCATGTTAATACCTTACACATAAACAATAAATAGAGCTATAATAATAACCCTACAATAAGAATAATAAGAGTAATGATAATAGTTGTATACTTCCCTATGTAATAATGACACCTTTACCCTTATCACTAACAGCCCTTTCTTTTTCTTCCGGCCGATTCTAAGCTTGTGTATGGGCGCTATAGAATAGACGGGCATACACTCAACTATTGATCCAGAAGGGCCTTAGAGAGCCTTAGAATGGCTCGTTTTTAATACCCCTCTGACAGCACTAACAGGGGTGGATATGAAAATAAGGCCATTAACTGAGTTATCCACAGTATTATATAAACTATCATAAAAGTATTGTATTATTAATGATGATGTGCTATTATTAATACATAAGCAAGTAAGCGATCAACCGAGAGCATAACCCGTTAAGCCTCACCAGATCCAACGCTTATAATAAACAAAAGCTAATTTCTGGAGGTAAAAAGAAATGGCATCAAAAAAGATTAAAGTACAGTATATAGCAACAAAGGCGACACCACGAATCGAAGTAGTGCCACCAGTGGACCTAGATCCATATCCATTAACAATCGTTACATTTAATTAACTATTATGCAATATAAACACAATAAAACGAATAAGAAGAGCCTGATTAACAAGTTTAAGACAACGCTAGAGGTTGCAGGATTGATAGCTTTAATGCTACTCATGGCATGGCAACCTAATATCTAATAATAAGGGGGTAACATGATTATAACATGGGGAGCAGAAGAGCAGAAACTAGCTTTACAGGCTAGTAAAGAAACAGGCTTTAGCACTAGCCGTATCCTTGAAGTGGTTAAGGCTATTTATGAGGCTAATATTGACGAAGACATTAAAAGCGCGATAGAACACCTAGAGGAAGTATCACAATGAAATTATACACAATCAATGCTACACCAGTACAGAGTAAGCAACAATATCAATCATCACTTAAAGGCGCAATGCCTAGCGATAAGATACTTACAGATACAGAGGTGGCTAAGTTTAATGACCTAGCTATAGCAAAGTATCCGGCCGAGGTAGCGCGAATACTAAAGAGCTATGCTATTAATGGATTTACTATCTATGAAGTGCAGGGGTATTGGCAAGGTAAAGCAGAGCGATCTTTTAAGATTGAAATTGCAACCGAAGATAGTCATTTTATAATGGGTGAACTCTGTAACGAATTGCGCGATAAGTATAAACAAGACAGTGTAATGCTCACGTTACCTAACGGAGAGGTTGAGTTTATCTAATGCATGGGCCTAATAGAATCAGATTAGTAACATTTACGCGCAAGCTTTCAGAGTCTGAAGAGCTGACAGAAGAGCAACAGAGTGAACTATACAACATACTTGAAGGCAATATATTAAACTATCTAGACGAGCAGAAGGATAAAGAATAATGAAAACAATCGAAGAAAACGCTATAGAAAACGGGCAACGAAACAAAATGACACAAGAGGATCTTCAGGCCTTTCTAGGTGAAGAGGACGGCAACAACATTGATCGCGTCTACGAGCTATTGCTTGATGTAGTTAATGATATTTATAGTGTCAAAGATTTAACTAATGACGTTAATGAATATAAAGAGGGATAAGATGAGTAAAGAGACAATAGAACACAAGGGATATAAAATAGATATCACTGAAGGGGAGGGCTACGTTACTACTCTAGATGGTGTTGAGGTGTTTAGCTATGATGGTGATGAGCCTAAAGAGATGCTAAAGAATCAGGCTTTTGATGATATTGATGAGATTATCGATACCAGACTTGAATATTTACGCGGTGAGATCAAAGCGGAACGGATCAGTTATGGAGAAATTGAGGAGTTAAGATCTTTAGCTAGTTATATTAAAGAGGATGATGTGGAACTGTTGGAATGGGCCGGAGTACCTGAGAAGGCCGAGGCTACGCTTGATAATAGCAGATATCACGTTGAATATGGGCCGGATACAGATCGTAAGACGTTGCCATTTAATAACTTTAAAGAGATTAACACCTTTGTTAATACCTTAAGCCCTAGAGATAAGCTAGATTATAAGATCATGCGAATCCGGCACAAGTATGATATCGTAAGAGATCATGCAGATATTAAGGAACAGATTAAAGAATGGGAACAGACAATAGATAGTCTCTTAAGCCGTAATGATATCCATATCGATGGTGAGGCCGGAGCTATCCTTGAGGCCATGAGTGGCGAAATGATGAGCATTAACTTATAAAAGGGGGTAATATGACAACTTTCAATATAACAGATAATATAGTTATTAAAGCAAGTGTATACGAGAATAGCCGGAACTGGGGACATAAAGCCGAGGTGTACGTTGATAATGAGTTACTATTTAAGCGCTACATCCGTTACATTAACCGGACATGGGAAGAGTGGCAATTTCAAAGCCTGTTGCAACATGTAGCAGAATCTAAGAAACTTACAGAAAAGCAACGCCTAGCCGTTAAGCTATACCTCTTACATATTGAAGAGGGCACAGAAGTAAGGCCATTTTAATATGAATGATATCGATTTAATCGTTGATGATAACCTAAGGGAATTAATTGACAATTTAAAAATTGAAGGCGTGGATGTGGACCTTGAAGATATCCACTACAGTATAATGAACCGCGAAGAGTGGATCTATATCAAGTCTGAGCTAGTATATCCCACTGAGGATATCCCCGATCAGTTCGGAGTATACCGAGGGTATGGCGGAGGGGGTGTCCACAATGCACCTATTACAACACAGATTGAACGTATGAGCAAGAGGCGACAAGCTAAAGCTCAACGTATACTAGATCTATTTAAAAATACACTGACCGAGATCTTGAAAGAGATTGACGGCCTAACAGATCCAGAAGTCTGGGATGGAGTTAGTATCTAATGAGTATGTTTAGGGATGAAGAATCGCAGCGCCTCTTTGATGAGGATATGGAGGCAGAAGGTAGAATAATGGATGAGGAGGCTAAGTTGTATGGCGTGGCTACTGTTGGAACTGAAGAGAATTAAACTAACTTTTAATCAAGACAAAAGGGGATTGATTTAATGGCTACTAAGAAGAAAGAAATTATAACTCCTGAGCTTGTGGCCTCACTGGTCGCGATAGCTATATCAATATTCGCGCTATGGTTAGTGATAGAAAATAAGCCGGTCATGGCCGGTTATAGAGAAGTTAGTTGCCACGAGATAGAGCGACAAGATGGATCACTCGTCTGTATCATTGAGATGCAAGCCGAGGATGATGATTTGAGGATCTTTAAGGGGGCGCGATAGGTTGCCTCGTATAGATGTAAGGTATGAGGGTGGATCTTATGAGATCCGAGTCCTTCCGGATTATCTAAACGTAAAATACACATATCAGTATATTATGCAACTAGATAGCGACCTTACACCACATCAAGCGAAAGAAGTGTTAAATGTTATGAAATATACTTATAATCATGTCAAGGGAATTAATGAGGCAATTATTTTGAATCTCATCCGAGGCGTGAAGGGAGGATTGTTATGAGTTACGCTGAAGATATGGGATATGATGCCTATGATCCTGAGCCTGAGGACTATGAGACTTGGACCATGAAGAATGGTCGAGAGATAGAGGTCACTGACATGGAGACTAGTCATATTATTAATACTATCGCCATGTTAAAAAGGAGGTTATCGGAACGGCCGACATCCTATCCTTATATGGGTGATAGTGACTTTGCATCTGACTCTGTGGACCGCGAAGAAGCGGTGAATGAGCAGATAGCTGAGGAAATAGAAGCGTGGATCGATGTGTTCGAGAAAGAATTGAAGACTAGAAAACGATAAGGGAATTAATGGGGCGCTATGATTGTTTATAGATTGGAATATAAAGACTACGGTGTTTTCGGATCATACATGAATAAGTATATTACGAATCCAGAGGACGCGATGTATACTTATTATGGCAACACAACTCCGGTTGATAAATGGACAACTGGGTTTAGTGGTTATAGGTTCGCTTGTCGTACACCCGAGAAACTTGTAGAATATTTTGGATCAGACTTTGCGCGAGCTATAGCTAAAGGTGCTATCGTTGTCGCGTATGAAGTTGGTATGAAATATGTGATGTTCGGATATAAGGGCCTAGAGTTAGCCTTTCAAGCAGATAAAGCGGTTAAGCTGGTAAGTTAGAAGGACAACTTTTATTCATACACACCCCGGCTATCCGGAGTGAGTCGCACATAACACAAGGGATAACATCGAGAGCTTGAAGAGTTACCTCCTCTTTTCGTGCTTTCTTTGCCCTAGTTGTGTGTGGCTTCTTCTTGGTAGCTTGTACATGGATATCATATACAACACCTTTATAAGCAATCTCAAAGATATGGCCGGTATTGACCATAAGCTTAAAAAGTGGGAAGATATTCTTTTTGAATTGAGTAAGACTAAGCATCAGGGAAGATTCCGTGTAGCATCCCGATCTCATCACCGGCCTGAATGGCCCGGAGTAGGATCATTAAGTTCTTCTTGTTTTCTTCTGGGTTTTCTGTTATAGTAGTAGGTTTGCCGGACTCAAGTTGAGACTGGTTGAACATCTCCTTAGATACAGTGGTGAGATCTTTGATTGATATAAAGTTAGTACGATAGAGCTTGTCTTTCTCGTGTAAATATTCTTTAATATCTATATCACCATCTTCGTATGCTTGTTTAAGCATGTCTAGATCTTTCTGGTATTGTTCATTGCTATCTAGCGCATCCTCTATCTGCTTCCGGGCCTTGCTTAAGATCCTGGTAGCCTTTGAGGTTTCGTGTACAGCAAGAGAACTCTTGATTTGCTCAAGAGCTGAGGTGTTACGTTGTTTAACATCAGTGATAGCAGATAAACTAATATCTATGCCATCTTCTTTTAATGCTGATTGGATTGAAGTATAGGGATCGCCTCTAGCGATGAGGGCGACAATTCTAACTTCAGTTTGCGCGTCGATCTTCCGGGCCATCTTCTTGTATACTCACTTTAATTCTATGCTTACCGTTAATACCGATTACCTTTGCTAGTGTTCTAATTGCATCTATTGTAGAACCATTCCGACCAAGTAACGATGCGATACTTGAGCCGTTAGGGTGAATTGTTATCACCGCACCATACTCATCTTCTTTGTGTGTTATAGTGGCTTGGTCTCCCAAGATCGTTTTAACGATAACTTCCATAAGGTCTATGCTATTCATAAGGGTATGATACAGTAGTATGCAGTTATCCACAAGCGTCTACATATTGTTATTGACTTTTAAGAGCGAGTGTGCTATGATGAATAGTATGGAAATGTACTACATGAATGAAAAGAGAGCAAGGAATGTCTGATGGATACACCGCTAGTGAAGACATTAAAGAAGGCGCATCTGTGGTTATCGATACAGTCAATAAGACTGTCCGAATGGCTACAGCGGTTTCTGTAGTAGTTGCCGAAGAAGTAAAGAAGCCGATAGGTATCAACCAAATACCTAATGACGACATCATAGAAGTAATGACTGCGTTTGAGGTAGCACTTGATATAAAACTGAGGCCAGTAGATGAACAGAGACGTTATGCAAAGTTCCTTATCAAAGACTACGGTAAAGATAAAGTGTTAGAAGGTGTGAGAGCAGTAGCTGCAGCCCGGGGTCGTCCGTATTCCCCAAGTATCACATCATAAAAGAGTTACATTTCAAGTGGGGGAAGTTGGTAGATTTCTATAAACGTAATCAACCCCAACCCACCAAGGTTCAAAATTTAGATAACATATAGAGAGGATTTATTTATATGTGTGGAGCAAGTACACCAGTAGCAACAGCCGAGGCTGACCGAGACCAACCTAATACTAAATTTAAGATTGGTCAAGTTGTTCGTGTTCTACGAAACGTAGACGAAGATGGATCACCTGAATATTTGAACCAAGAACTTATTGGCAAAGAAGGCACTATTGTTCGTATTGAAACTTATAGTGAATGGGAAGAGAATAATAAAAATCCGTTCCCTTATACTGTCCAGTTTAGTGATGAGTCTTATGGCGAAGAAGATTTCGCTGACGAAGATCTAGAACTTGTTATTAAAGTTGGTGATCGTGTAGAGTTTGATCGCATGTCAGGTGGCCAGGTTGTCGGAGTTGAGACTCAAACAATCGTTACCTACATCGCGGACCGGAATCCTATTTCTTACGGTATGGTATTTAAAACACCAGTCAGTGAGATGCAGGGTGAAGAGAATTTCACAGTTATCTCTGGTGATAACGAAGATATTGCAGAAGAAGAGGAGTCTGAGACTGTAGAAATCAACGGTTATCTTTACGATCTTGAGGATGTACTTGATCGACTTGATGAGCTAACACCAATCGACCGAGCCTAATTTTAAACAAGGGGTATAGATTTATGTACGATGTGATTATTGTAGGCTCCGGGCCAGCTGGACTATCTGCCGCTGTAAATGCAGCGAGTGAAGGTTTAAAGACCCTAGTGATGGATATGAACACTGACTTTGGAGGACAAGCAGGAACATCTACATTGATCGAAAACTATGCCGGATTCCCCGATGGCGTGACTGGTCGCGAATTAACTCAACGGATGTTAGACCAGACATATAAGTTTGACGTTGAGTTCTTAGCCCCTGCGCGTGTTTGTGGTATTGAGCGTGAAGATAATAAGATCCGAGTACTAGATGATTCAGGTGTCTACACAGATACCCGGTCAGTTGTACTAGCTATGGGCGTTCAATATCGCAGACTCAACGTGCCTAACTTGACAAAGTTCCTAGGACGTGGTGTATCATATGGATCACCTAGTCTTAGTACCAAATACCGTGGTAAGAATTTTGCTGTGGTTGGTGGTGCTAACTCTGCCGGACAGGCCGCTTTGCATCTATCACAATATCCTGGATCTACTGTACATTTAGTTGTACGCGGAGGATCTATAGATGACAAGATGAGTCATTATCTTGTTGAAAGACTCGAAGCGACCGAGAATGTAACTATTCATTACAACAGCGAAATCGTAAATGTAGACGGTGTTAATCATTTAACTACAATGTATTTGCAGGGTGAAATATACCACGAAGGATTTGATGTAGATAATATCTTTATCCTCATTGGTGCTATCCCCTTGACAAATTGGTTAGAAGATTTGATAGAAAGAGACCAGCATGGATTCGTTCTTACTGGACGGGATCTAAAGCGTAATGCTATGAAAGAGTTTGAGAATATTTGTGGACGTAAGCCGTATGACCATGAGACATCGATCCGCGGAGTATTTGCAGCCGGTGATATCCGCGCTAACTCTATCAAGCGAGTAGCGAGTGCAGTCGGTGAGGGTGCAATGGCTATCCCGGAAGTACATAAAGTAGTTACTGCAGCAAAGGACCGTGAACGTGGAACCGAATAAAGTAAATTGGATTTGGTACATAGCTGTGGCCTTCCTGGTATCAGCGACACTAATATTATATGTAATGTGGAGTAGTCAAGTATGGACATATTAGAAGATATCGCGGATGGTGTAGAGATCCTGGGTGAATTATTAATTGAAGGTATCGAAGATTTCTTTGATCCATGGGGATAAATATTATGAAATATTATAGACTAAATTACCAAATTAGTGACTGGCTTCCTAAGGGTTCTATCTGGAGCCGGGATAGTGAGGGTTACTGGAACAGAGAAGACAAGCCACATACTATGGGCCAAGCTTCAGAGGGTTACTGGTTTACTCAGTTGCTAGAACAAGAGTCAGTAGATCCTAGCGCACATAACAGTGATGATGATCTAGACATTTTAACAGAGGTCGTACAGGGCTGGCAAGATAAGGAATAAAACGTGTCGTATTATTGGCGTATAAAATGGAAAGACTATAACGAGCAGGAGTTGCTTGTTAGTGAGGCTCAAGGTAAATACCTGAATGAGCAGCTAACAACCGACCCTGTTATTCGTGGTGATCGATTCACTTTGAATGGGATAGCCTATAGATATGACGCTATTGATAACGTAGAACCTACTACAAAACGAGTAGAAGATAAAGTCAAGGCCTTGTATGCCGGACGTGCAGAAGAATTAAAGACCGGGCCACTCATTGATACCGAGGGTTATGTTGTAACGAACTGGTATAAAAAAGTTATCAGTAGTAAGGAATACGAGAAATACTATGCTAATCATCCCAGCTATTATACGTTGGATCGCGCTGATACTGGCAATGTTACTATCGCGTTTCGCAGAGTTGAAGAGATTAATGGCGACCGTCCTACTGACATAGATTTATGTACAGAGGATGAAGCGTCTAGGCTGTGGAAATACACAGATTCAATGTAAAAATGTCATTGACTTTTTGAAGCAAGTGTGCTATATTGAATGATAGATAAGGATTAGTACCGGGTGAATCAATACACATTGATAGCCACCTGTCGGGCCGCCCGGTACCTTATCGACTTAGCAAATTAGATAGTCATGCGGTCAGCTGTAAAAATACGCTGTAACGCGATAGCCTACACGGAAGGCGAGTGCCCACCGGGGAGTTAGCGAAACTCCATCCGCTGATCGCTTGACTGTTTACTTAACAATTTATGAGTAATTCTGGGGGGATGCACGAATCTCACTAGACCCGTCTGAGGCCGCGCAGCCAAAGACATAGTGGCTGGTGGTGTTCTACGGTTTTCTGCCGGTGCTGGACGTGGAAGAGTGCATTGCTGATACGCGATCCTTGATCCGGAGTAAGACACCCCCCTCGAAGTGTTCATAAGGAAAGGTATAGGGATGAAGAACGAGCATGGATTTTACGATATAGGTACAGAAGTTCCAGGATTCGGAACTATACAGGCTGTGAAGTCTGGAAGTCCTAGGGACTACCTACTATCAAATGACGATAATGTTACATCTTGGTTAGACGAATTGGCAATAGATCAAATACTAAAGGAGAAAGAATAGTGGCTGGACAAACAATACGAGTACCTATTACAGTTAAGTTTATTTTGAATTCAACTGGAAAAACGGTGTGGAGTGCATCTTCAGCCGTAAAGACGAGAATTAGAAATCTGACCTCTGAAGCTCTCGCTCAGAATAAGGATATTCTAGACTTCGCTGACATAAGAATGGAGGCTACTATCATGTATAGTCGCGCGAATGATTCTTGGAACAGTTTTAACTTTAAAACTATGGCTGAATTTGACGAGAAGATGGGACCGGTACTTGAATTAGGACTGCTCCGTGATCTCAAAGATGAAGGTATGTTGGAGGAGAAGTATCTAGCATAATGAGTAGCAAGCGACATTTTGAAGAAATACCTTGCAACTCTGAAACTCCCTGTAAGTATAGAGAAGAGGATGAATGTTTTGAAGATATCCACCACGAAGCCTTCCCTAAATCTGCATACAGAGACGGGTTAGAAAAAAGATTCAGAGAACATGTTTTAAATAAAGTGCTGATCTGTAGAGCCGTCCATGACGACATACACGCGCAGAACCTTATACCACAGAAGCCAAGCCCAGAACAAATGATACAATTTATGGCAAGAAAGAAGGACACAGATGAAAACTAGCGATGATTATTATGAAACAATAGATAAGGCCGCGACAATAGCGACACCAGTATTCTCTTTATTCGGATGGACTCATCACGATAAAGATCGATCACCTACTCATTCAGAGCTTGTATCTATGCTCACGGATCTTGTAGATGGTGTCCTTAAATCAGCTCAACATTCCGAAGATCACTCGGCCCAACATGCAACTGGACGCTTCCGGGTTTCATACTATGAGTACGATGACGAAAAGAACCTTTCTATCTCATTAGAACTATCAGATCATTCAGATTTTAAGGAGTTTAAATAGTGGCGAACAAACTAAAAGAAGTACAAGGTGCAGTAACTGAACACTGGATGGATAGGCGTTTACGCCTACACCAACCAATAAACTTACCAGATAATGTTATCCGAATTACTGCAACTGCATTAGTGAAGATGAACGAATATCGTAATAAACTTTTAGGGACCGATATCTCATTACATGAGTTAGCCCAGATGGCGGATGATGAAAAGTAAATTCTTAACTCACTTGTATTATATAATCGGAATCCTACTAGCAACTGCTGGATTCCTGACATTCTATTGGCCATACGTTGATAGTATGAACTTCCTGTCTCTCGGCGTATCGTTTATCTTTGGTACTATTGGTATTGTGCTTGTATCAGAATATAGCGTATACATTAAGAAAACTACAAAATACCAGCCCGGATCGATCGTATCATGGTATGGCCCTAAAGGCGTACTCATTACCGGAACTCTCCTAGAGAACTTCTGGGTATGGCACAAGGTACAATATCCCGGACTAGATAAAACTGGATGGGTGTTGAGTCACCAAATCGCATGGGTCGGGTCTATTTAAAAGACGGAAGAATACTTGACATCACGGAAGAGCAATCTATCTATCTTGCCAAGTTATTCTTTTTCATCCCGGATCATAAGTCTATCAAGTTAGCAGACGAAGTATTCACCTTTGCGGATCTGGATTACGATGCATACAGACGCGCGAAGTTACCGCAGCAGACCGGCATGGAACTCGGAGTACCGATTGTGGATAACAGAGAAGTACAAACTAATCAGTAAAAAACCTATTGACTTTTTATGGCAAGTGTGCTATATTGAGAAGGTAAATAAGAAAGGGTATAAATGAACGAAGAACTGACAAAACAACTTAAGATCAATAATGATAAGATTCTTGCTACACAAGAACAAATTGCTGCAGCTACAGTATCTTTCCAGAATGAACTTAAGTCTTACCAGGAGAAGGATCGTGAGATTCGTGATGCTATCGCCCTTGCTATGCAAGAGAGTGGTGTTAAGAGTTTCGAGAACGATTTTGTCAAGCTCACATTTGTCGCAGAGTCTAGCCGTACAACTATCGATGTGAAAGCATTTGAAGCTGCGGAACCAGAACTCGCGCAAAAGTTCAAGCGTACAACACCAGTTAAGTCTAGCGTTCGTATCGCGGTAAAATAAGGGGACCATATGTTTGATATACAAGTAGAATTATTCAACGGTGAAGACTCAGTAGGATTCGATGAAATCTTTGACGATCCAGGTGATCGTGAACTGACAAGTGTATTGTATAAGTCAGTCCCAGTGTTAGAATCTGGTACTGCAGATCGTATTGTGATCTATCTTTCAAAGGACGGTGATCTACTTGATATTATGGACATCAAGGCCGGAGCATTTGATCCGAAACAAGCGTACACAGATATTGAAGAAGCTAAGGAAAGGTTCGCATAATGGCTAACAAAGTAAAAGAAATTACAATCGGTGCCGTTATCCCTACTACTCAGTATGGAAACCTTCAACCTTCAATTACAGTTGAGATCGATGATGATCTTGAAGGTGCAAAGAAATTAGCACTTGAACACATTGTTGGCATTAGTCAATCATATGCAGAAGATGGTCGTGCTTTAGAAGCCAAGTCATTAATGCCAGTTGAGCTTACTAAAGTAGTAAGTCCTATGACCGAGGGTACTGCATACCGCGACTCTCAACACCACTTCTGGACCGAGAAGGGTGAGCGATACCTAAGCGCATCTCGATTCGCATCAAAGTTCGTTAAACCTTTCCCTAAAGACTTTATCCTTCCTAAAATGGTTGGAGCATACGGTGGGACTGTTGAAGAACACGAGGCTATCTGGTCACTCAAGGGTGACGTATCGACATTGTTCGGTAAAGCGATTCACGCTGGTATCGAACTTTATGGCCGACATCACCTTATGGGTGCTAAGACCGGTGAGGCTCAGGGTACTAATAAAGCATTGACCGATCAGCCACACGTTAAAAAGATTGTCGAAGATTTCTTCGCAGGATCTGACGAAAAAGGTAAGACTCGTATTGAAGAAGATGCTGATTACGAAGTACAAGTACTTGACGAAAAGAACTTACGCCTTGCAGAGATTGACCGCGTTAAGTGGATCGATCGTAAGAAGAAGATTGTCCGCGTACAAGACTATAAGACGAACTTTGATGTATTAGCTAAAGAAGAGTTGCTCGCACCGTTCCTAGCATTACCGAAAACACAGTTATCTAAATATTGGTTGCAGCTCAGTTTTGAAGCAGAAATTTTGAAGGAAGCCGGGTACACTGTAGAAGGGATGGATATCTTCCACCTTACAGACAAAGGCTGGGTTACATATAGTAATGAGGTCATTGACCTAAAGGAAGCGTTGTAGTGACAGATTTTAAAGTTGGTGATAGAGTTAAGCTTGTAAGAGGTAGCTCTGATTACTATAACATTAGTAAAGTTGGTGAGAGCGTAGGAATTATTGTACGCGAAGGCTCAGGATGGTCAGGCCCGGTGGTTGAAGTAGACGGTAAAGAAACTAATTGGAAGAACGGAGATTTTGAGCTTGTGAGTAAAACATTAAAAGACGCAGTAGCTGGTGATATATTGACTAAAAAGGACTATAGCTTTGATCGTAAAGTGTTAGCATCATTTGAACACAAAGGTGAACACTACTTAGTGACAGCTGACACAGACGATGATTCTTTTAACACAGAAGATATCGATAGTTACGAAGGCTGGACCTTTAAAGGTGATGTAGTTGAAGTCACATTAGAAGAGATCGCAGAGAAAATGGGAATTAACGTAAGTAACCTAAGAATAAAGGAATAATACAATGGCAAAAGCTAAATTTGAAGAAGACCAAAAAGTAAGAATTCTCTCTGACGAGAATGGCGCAAAAGGTAAGATCGGAACTATCACAGATACTGATCTTGGTAGTGATTACGAGTACTATGTTGAAACTGAAGACGGTGATGAGGACTGGTACAAAGCCTCTGATCTTACTGTTGCAGTTAAGACATTAGGCACTCTTGAAGTTGGCGATGTTCTTGTTTATTCATCAACCTACGGCGGTGATACTGAATACTCTGTAGAAGGTGTTGCAGGAAACGTAGTGTTCGTTACTGAAGATGATTCTCACGAAAGTGTTGAAACTTATACAGTTCAAGAACTTGAATCAGAAGGTAAATGGACCGTTAAGGGTGCTGCAGAAGCAGAAGTAACAGAACTCACACTCGATGAAGTTGCTAAACTTGCCGGAGTTGATGTCTCTAAGTTGAGGATTAAAGAATAATGGCTAAGTATAAGGTCGGAGATAGAGTACGAGTCAAGTCTGATCTTAAGAATGAGACTCAGTACGGACGCGATATTACTACTGGCGACATGATTTCATTTGCTGGTAAGGAAGTCACTATCCGGACTGTCACTAGCGCAGGGTCATACAAAATTGAAGGTAACACTTGGAACTGGACTGATGAAATGTTTGAAGAATCAATATACAAGGTCGGCCAAGAGCTTTACAGCGATGATAGTGTAGACTACCATAAGACTGTAGTTGAAGTTACGCCTACATATGTTATTACTAAAGATAGTGATGATGGATCATTGAACGCTTACGAAATCAATGACGATGGTGGGTTCTCAGAAGACTGGTCAGCCAATACGCCTCTTGTAGAAATCACATTAGCAGAAATCGCCAAACTTAAGGGCGTTGATGTAAACCTAATCCGGGTTAAGGACTAACGGGTTAGAAAGGAGAAATATGAAGAAGCTATTTAACATCGATACGAAGAATCTTTGGTCTACGATCAAGGCTCTTATCACCACCGCATTATGGTCTGGTTTCATTGTAGTATCTTTCTTTACAGCACTAACACTTCGCGGCGACATTGACTTGCAACCGTGGGCTGATGGACTGTTAGGGACCTTCCAGGGTGCATACGGGTTGGCTGCTTTGGGACTTATCGTTTACCAAGGCCAAAAGAATAAAGATAAGTAAGGAGTAGCTATGCTACGAAACATTCGCAAATATTTAGGAAACAAGTTATTTAAATTAGCGGCATTTGTGTCGCCAGACAAGGAGAAATAAAATGGTAGATGTACGAAATCTATACGCGCAAAACAAACCAGCGTCAGCCGGAAGCGAAGACTTCCTCAAGCTAGACGATGGCGATAGTGTCCGTGTTCGTTTCTTGGACCTTCCGGTAGAATTTACTACTGAGTTCCAGGATGGTAAAACAGCAGTACGATGGGCATGGCCTATCTACAACTTCGATTCTGAGAAGATGCAAATCTTTGAAGCTGGTAAGATGATCTACAACGCTCTTAACGATCTTATCCAAGACGAAGAGTACGGTGATCCTGCTGGATACGATGTGAAGATTGCTCGCACCGGTAAGAGTGCAACTGATACTCGTTATACAGTTACTCCTACACGAGAGAACAAAGAAGTGCCTAAAGACGCTGATCCAATCGACGTTTTGAAGGTAAAGAGTAGCTCTCAATACGCGACTAATGTTCATCGACTCGGTGAGGAAGCTTCAGCGGATGAACCCATTACCGATATTGTGTTAGAAGACATCGAAGACAAGCCAATCGATCTCTCAGAAATTCCATTTAACTAGGAGAATAAGATGCCAGAATTAGACTTAAATAGAGTACAAGAGAATATAGAACTTCTACGTTCTCGGATACAAGCTAAACAAGCTGAGGCTACCAAGGCATCTGATGATTCTAATGACGAGACCTTGAGTATTAACCTTCTAACATTAGCAAGGCAAAACTCAGGTCTCGGCCAGAACGCTGCTACAGCTAAAGCTATTGCCCGTGATATGAAGAGAGTGTTTGAAGGACTGAAAGAGGATAGAGATACCCGTAGATCAGAACTTACTCTTGAGTATTCACAAGATGGGCCAGTCGGAAAAGCGGAGCATCGAGCAAAGGTAGACGCTGCAAAAGAGTTCAAACCCTTGATCGATGATGCCTTTAAGATATATAATGAAGTACAACTCATTGCCGATCAGGCAGATGATCTGACCTTCAGGACTGATACTTATTTAAAGATGGGCCAGACAAGAGTTTCACTTCTTAAAAGTGATAAGCATTAAAAGGACAATAATTTATGGCAAATCAGCCATCGGAGCCTCCCAGTTTAGATATAGTTAAATATATCGAAACGCCCTTGAAAACTTACTATGGTGTGCCGGAGTTCGTTCTCTGGCCATACATACTCGGTTTCATTGTAATATTATTCATAATAGGATTGATAATTTTCATATAATGAATATCTGGATACCAGCTAAATTCCCTAGCCTCAACGAATACATTAACGCCGAAAGACGTAATAGATTCCTCGGAGCTAAGATGAAAAAAGAATGGACCGAACTCGTAACGAATACCGTTATAGAAGCTCGGGGATCAATGCTTCCTTATACCGCGGTGTTTCCGCTGGGAATAAAGTTCATTGTGCACGAACAGAATACTAGACGAGATATAGATAATGTATCAAGTATGGTAGCGAAGTTTTGTCAGGATGGACTAGTGAAAGCTGGTGTCCTCCCGGACGATTCACAAAAGTACATCAATAAAATAGAATTTGAATTTGTCATTGATGGCAAAGTTGGTGTAGAAATAATTTTATAAGAACGGATTAGTATGGAAGTATTTGGACTCATAGTCACAATCATTCTCACTGTTATAGTATTGATTACTACAATCGGTGGACCATTCATTATCGGTAAGTACAAGACTAATGTGCGTCATACCGCCGGTGAATATGTAGCAAACTTAATTTTCAACGTACTCATTTTAGTCGCGTTGTGGATTGCGTATATAGTATAATGCCTAGGGTAACTGTATTAGACCTCGGTGATAGCTTTAAAGCATGGGACGAGGCAGAAGCATGGCGAGCTAAACGTAAAGATCTTTATGTAGATACTGATGGTATCCGTGATCTTCTCGGAAGCCACAGCGTACCTGATAAGTTAATCTTATCTATCCGCGATAGTATCATTATTAAAGCACTACGATCTAATAGGAATATTATCGTAGGTGGCAACAATAGCCAACTGGAACAGATTGAACGAATTGCTGAGGTTGTTGAATCCCAGGCATATCTAGATGGTACATCAGAAACAGAACCAGCTAACTACTCATGGAAAGTTAAGCGATTCTAATATGGCAAAAGACTTTACTGGACGCGAGCTTATTTCAGGACAAACAGTTGTACAAGCAGCTGCATCCGGACACCATAAGTATCTTAAGGTAGCCGTTGTCCTGGAGGTTATATCAGACAATCAAGTCAGAGTACAGTCAGAATCTAGGCCAGGAATTATTAGCTGGCCAGCGTCAAGGTTAATGATCTTGGATGATGATGATTTTCTCGGTGTTGATAAAATTAGCGAGTTAGACAATATCTACTCAGAATGGTTAAAGAAAAATGTTTAGATTTTTAGGAGCAGTTAGTGTTATCACTACAATAGTATTTATTATTCTTAAGCTTACTGCAGTTATCGCATGGTCATGGTGGTTAGTATTCCTCCCGGTCCTCGCTGTAGCTGGCTTGTGGTTAGCTTGGTTGATCGTAGTCTTCTTAATTATTGGTGGGATACTTGTCTTAATCGACAAATACGCTTAGTATGGCTACTAGAGAAGAGACCGCAGTAGAAACGATTTGTGTTCCAGTGTATTATCTTCACGAACTAGAAAAACTAAAAGAGGACCAAGAAGATGACGATGGAACAACAAAGGACGAACCCGGAGAGGTTCGAGATAGCAGTGACTCAACCGGAACTGATATCGATAATGGAAGTACTGGAGGGGATGCAGCCCCAGGACCTGCAGAATTACAAAGCAAAGATGTTGAGTGAAGTCTCTGATCGCGAAATGATCGTGAGAATGATTAACGACACACTAGACGGATACGGAGTTATCTAATGAACGATGCAGAAATGGAACAAGTCGATCTGATAGAAGAAGTTGAGAAGATGGAAGCAGAAGGCTACCAATACACCAACATCGATCTTGTCAAGGTCGCATACATGGCAATGATTATTGCTAGACGACAAATGAAGGCAATGAGTGACGTAGTGTCAGCTCCATTACCTCAGAAGCTATACCACACGCGTAAGTCTCACCTACGAGCAGACTGGATTGCTTCTAAAACTGGACAGCCTCGCAAGCCTAAGTACATCGCATTGTACGACAAACTATTGCAAGCTCAACAGAATTACATGAAGGCTCAGGCAAGCTTTGAGATGTTGGCCAAGAACCTAACACCAGAAGAGCAAGCTGCTATTATTGGTGGATATGATCTTCCAACGAATGTAATGGCAGATAAATAGATTCTGCCAAATACTTACACCTTACAGAATTGAAATTTTCAATAGAAAGAGAGAAAAGGGATATGTGTATAGAATCAAATAAATTGCCTCAAACTAAAACAGCAACAGCTGCTGCAGAGGATAAGAAAAAAGAAGAGGAATTGTCAATCGGAATGAAAATTGTGACTATCGATTTCAATCCTAGTGATAATCCTAAAGTAGATCGAATTAAACGAGCAGCTGCTGCATTTATCGATACACTCGCTGAAGTAGAAGACGATGGTGAATATGCTAATGGTGGTATCCGCGAACACTGGAATAGTGTCGCAGTAGATCACATCCTTCTCGCTCAGATGCTTGGTGTCAAAGCCGCAACATCAAAACTCAAATAAGTATTGACTTTTGATCCTGAGTATGCTACATTGAGATAGTGATTAAGATTTTAATAATCGTGGTGGCCTTGGTACTGAGTACCTTAGCCCTCCCGGTAGAAAAAGAAGAACCACCAGTCGCCGAAACAAAACAGGTGACTACTCAACAAGTAGAAAAGAAAGTTGAGCCGATAATGGACACCCCGAAAGAGGTATTACCGGAACCGGCTCCCGTAGTAGAACAGCAACCAGCACCTACACAATCAATAACAACTCCATCAGAAAACGAAAGCATTGCTTGGAATTTTCTGATCTCCCAAGGATTCACCCGAAATCAGACTGCTGGTATCATGGGGAATCTACAACAGGAGCACGGATTTAACACATCAGATGTACCGGGTGGTCTTGGACTAGCCCAGTGGATCGGTGCCCGTAGGAGTAATTTAGTCGCCAAAGGTGATTACTTGAACGTAAATGTTCAACTTAATTATCTTATGGAGGAACTAAATGGAACAGAGATAGCAGCTAAAAATGCCGTACTAGCGTATGACAATGTAGAGTCTGCGACTATCGCGTTCCAGAACAAGTTTGAGAGATGTGGCAAGTGTATGCAATCTCAACGAATAATGTACGCTTATGAGATATTAGCAAGGCATTAGTACCTTAAAATAGTTGTAGTCAGATTAGTGCGGTGCTTTCTAGAAGACCGTTATTCATCGAGGTGGAGTATCTATAGAGATCCGGCAGTATAGTCGTTGGACGATATAGAGCACAGGTGGCCCACCGTACTCGTCTGACTACAACCGCGAACCTTATGGTTTGCGAAGAGCAACTTGACACACAGCGGAGTAAATATCAAGGCTGGAAGGATCTGAACTATAGGCAGACTTCCCAATGATTTGGTCAGCTAAAAACGACCCTCGGTCCGATTTAATCACGGGTAGCCGGTTTATAAGATACAGGTGTTGCGAGTCACATGGTTATTACCCAGGGGTGATTTCCTGAAGGTGGAAAGCCGATTAACGTGTATTGGTTGCTCTTCGCAGTTCGTAAGAACTGTGCCCCTTATACCCCCTATTGGCGGTGTCGTCTTTCTCCTGGACTTCACCGCCACCTTGAATATAGAATGTTGATAATAACGGTACGGCTGTGACAGCTGAAGGTAAGCCGCTAACCTCTTCGAGAATGTTAGTCCCCTGCCAAGAAAGCGAAACTGCCCCTATATAACACCTTTTAGTCACAGGGGCAGTTATTATCAACATTGTATATTTAATCTAAGAATGGAATTTATGGAACGAGAACCAAGGATATTATTATACGACCTCGAGGTGACTCGACAGATCGTAGAAGGTTATGGAAACAAGTGGGAATTTAAGGTTGTAAAGACCGTTCGCCACCAGCAGCTTATGAGTTTCGCATGGAAATGGAGAGGTGATAAAAAAGTAAGTTACCTCAGTCGTCACGACTTCTCTACTTATAAAGATTTTGTGTTTGCTCTATGGGAATTGTTAGATGAGGCGGATGTAGCTATAGCTCACAACGCGTCTGGATTTGACAATAAGATGTCTAATCGTTTCTTCGTTGAGCAAGGCTTCGTACCACCAGCCCCTTATAGAACTATCGATACATTACTAGTAGCACGGCGCGAGTTCAAGTTCCCAGGCAATAGCTTGGATGAATTGACTGAATTCCTCGGCTTAACTAGAAAAGAAAAGATCACATACGCGGATCTTGAAACTGACTTTATGAGTGATAAGCCGGCACGAAAAACCCTTAAGCTTATGGAGAAGTATAACAAGGGAGATATCATATCTCTCGAAGAAGTATACGAAAGATTCTTACCATATATCCGCAATCACCCGAATATGGCTATTATGTCTGGACGACCAAATGTCTGTACACGTTGTGGTGGAACTAACTTCCAGTCTAGGGGCACAACCGACACCAATAGCGCTACATATAGGATCTTCCGATGTACCACTTGTGGAGGAACAGTACGTCACAGGCTCCAAGATAAAGTCCCTGGACAACTCAAATCAGTCTATGTTAATGTATAAGACTAACTAAAAAAGGAAAGCTATGATTGAGAAATTTGCAACGTCTACTGAGACACCAGCTAAACAAAATTTAGCCAAAGAACTGTTAAACGATGAACTCACACTGGATGAAAAGCTCGCGTTGATCGATCAGGCTATGGCAGATCGTGAAGCAGAGGCTAGAGACTTCGCCGAGAATACTGGCCAAACATATGTACCACCGGACCCTGCAGACGCATTTGCCTGTGAAGGATGTCAATAATGGAAAAATCACCAGAGCTAATAGTAAACCCAGAGATTAACCCTGAAGTTTATGCTAAGATCCTGGGTAGTAAAGCACTTGACACCTCAGTAGAACTGGATATACCTGAATGAAAATAACTATCTACGGTACAACAAACTGTGCATTTTGTAAAACAGAAAAACAATGGCTAGATAGTAAGTGGATAGAATACACTTACGTTAATCTTGATGAAGACGAAGCCGCGAGAATGTTCTTGCAACAAACTCTCGACATCTCAAGGGTCCCAGTAACAATGATTACTGAAGGTGAAGATACTAAAATAGTGTTCGGATTTGACCGACCGAAACTTATGGAAGCAATAGGAATCTAATGGATGTGTGTCCCAGCTACGAAGAAGACGACTCTGACTTACCACTTGAGTGTTGAGCCTGACAATAAAACCTTAGAATATGTGACTCGTCCACCTATGATCGAGAAGCTTATGCAATCTGAGTCTTTCAAAAATATGATGGACAAAGGTGCTCAATGGCTCGCGGTAGGAGTAAGATCTGAATACCGAACTGACTGGGATTTAGAGAATGGAAAAGCAACCATTACCCTAGTACCAAACGCAGAGGATGTAGAAAGATTCAAACTGGGGCTTGACAGAATAGTATATCGTGATATATAATAGGATGGCACTTAACTAGGAGGATAAGATATCGGACTTCCCCGAGATGATATCAGCTCTTAGAACAAAGGGGAATAAAAAAGACACCGTAATTGGTGTCTTTTTGTTTTAGCCTCTATTGACTAATGCCACTATACCGGCGATAACCAGAATGACTGCTGCAATGAATCCTACAACTACTGCTGCCAGGATGAGTCCTGCTACAATAGGGATAAGCTTTGCAAGTAGTAATACTGCGATGGCCGAGAAAAGTGCGATTGAAGCGAGTGCTACAAGCATATTCCTCTTTCTGTTAAAGTTGTGTCTTTGTTGCAGCCTTTAGTTTATCCTGAATATAGTTATACAGGAATGTGACTACTGCGATCGTTGGTGGTAAAAGGGGAACCAGCCAGGCGACATTAGCGGCAATAAAGGTTTGTACTTCAGGGATCAAAACGATACCTAGGAATACCGGTACCATAGCAATGAATACCTGAGCAAAGGTCCGAACAGTACGCCCGATACGGGTGTCCTTAAATTCGACTACTTTATATTCTACTGGTGCTACGATGTCTTCTTTAGTTGCCATTTCAATTTTACCTTTTAACAATTCTTATAGTTATCTTATCATATAGTGTGGCCCGTTTCCAGGGTCAGACCTTTTTGTGTTCTTCATTATACTTATTGATAGCAACGAGGATACGTCCCCAGATAGCTTTCAATACGCGGATCAGTTGAGCGCCGATGTTATTCTCGCTCTTAACTGGAGGTGCTACTACCACAGGGTCTTCAGGGGTAGGGTTTGGAGTTTCTGGTTCTGGTTCAGGAACTACTACTGGTTCCACATAGGTACCGATCAACGTAATTTCTGCAACTGGAGAGGTGTTGTTCTCACCAATAAGCTCTCTTGAGACTTCGCGTCCATCAATAGTACGGATACGGTAAGTCTTACTGTTGTTACCGGTAACACCAGATTGTGCAATCTTGGTTTCACCTAGGGGTAACGTAGGATCTTCTTGAGTCTGACGATCGAATGGAACCTCTCCACCGATAGATTCGTCACGGTAGTCTTCCCATCCAACGACTTTACGAGTACCAACGTATTCACTCCAGCCGAGGTAAACAGGGCGGTATGCTCCGTAGTATCGCATGAGGTGATCGAGGTTAGGGTGAAAGAACGGACGAGGGTGATAGCCTGGATTACTTGATGAAGCTACATAGCCATCATCTAATCGGATCGCGACATGTCCTGCTGGTTCACCTACTAGTGAGAAGTAAACAGGGACGGTGATTCCCATAGGAGGAACTTCGTTAGGGTGATTACCCTGTCTCGAGTTCCAAGCAGCCGTAGCTGTAGGGAATGGGTGATCCGTTCCATATGCATCTTGAACGTATTTAAGACACCAGCCACCTTGGTAGCCGACTGTCATATTTGCATCTATTAATTGTATCCATTTTCCCATGATTTTGTTCCTCTAGTTTAAGAGACAAATGCCGGTGAATGGGATACATACTTTTGCTTGTACCACTGTTTCCTGCTTAGTCTCTGTGCTATTATTCTGTTCGTCGTTTGTTTGAACTGTTGGTGTTGCCGGAGTTTGCGGTGACGGACTGTTTGATTGATCCGCGTTAGCGCCCTCTGTGATTCGTGTTTCTGTTGTTGTGTTGTTTGTTACTACTGTTTGTGTCGGATTGCGCCGCATAACTATGAAGTCATTTGTCTTTACTGATTCTTCGTGATCCCGTATGCCATATACATTATAGTTAATGAATGTACTAAAGTGACAAGTCTGTGGAAGATTTGAAATTCCGTAAGGGATGATGTAGGAGATTTCGCTTGTTTTCTGTCCTAGTTCCCGTCCGACTGAAGCAGTGGACACATTGTATCGATTTTCAATTCCATCCTGGATACAGTCGATATAGACCGTTCGTTCTCCGTCAATGTCGCGGATCTTGTTTGATGTTGTGTTGATCTTTACCGTATCGCCTTCTTGGAAGGTTGGTAGTTGCCCGTTTGCCGGCTGTTCAACCGTTTGCTGGCTCCAGTTCTGGAGTACATCTACAGGTGAAAGTGTGATAAATGAGAAAGTTAGTGATAACACCAACAGGGTTGAAGCAAGGATGTAAGCGACAATTCTAAAAGGTTTAGACTTAAACATTAGTTAAGACCTCCGCTGAAGATAAACTTAGCAAAGAGGGTAACGAGTACAGTGATAAACGTGGTGACAATGAGTACCCCGATATTCCTGATAAATTTACCATCTGTTTTCTTGACATAGTTTTCTTTCACGCTCTTAATGTCTGTCTCGACATCCTCCACCTTGCCTTCTACTATCCCCACACGATAATGTATGGTTGGCAGATCCATAGGTGGCTCAGAGCTGTTTTGTTTAATCGCCATCTGCCTATCGCCTTTTAATCGTTTCTTTTATAATGACACTTGTATACATAACTTTCAAGCGTCTACTTACCACGGAGTCTATCATCAATCCAATCAGAGATACCGTTACCACCAGTGACTGTGCGACTGGCTGTATTAATTGCACCCACAACTGGGATTGCATTTAGGACTGTACGGCTGTTGATACCACCGTATTTATTGACTGGGTTGAGTGGAGAATTAAATCCTGCACGGACTTTTGAGTTCTGGTTCCATGGGTTCGCGAGGCTTACTACAGTAGGATCGGTCTTAGAGACTGAGCCACCAACTGTAGGTGCATCTGCTTCTGGGTTGATCGTACTTGCGATACCGTCCCATGCGAATTGAATAGCTGCAGTCGCGGCCCACATAGCTGACAGTGCAGCTACACGTTTACCGGCACGAAGACTTGACAGATCTTTAATAGTGTTATCAATTATCTTTACGTTGTCTTCTACAAGCTTAATGTGATCGCGGATGATCTCTGGTGTCGGTGCATCTGCAGGGGCTTTGCCATCTTTAACAGCAGACTCTACGTCTTTAAGTCCCTTAAGATACGCTTTGTATTCACCGCGCATGTTAGCAATACTAGTTGCTCGAGGATCTCCACGTTGAATAACGTCAAGTGCCCGAGCATCTTTAATCTGGATAGTGTCGCGAACATAGTTACTGATTCCGAGAGGGAATCGCATGAACATTGTGAGTGCGCGTTTGACAGCTGAAGAATCACGGAGGAACTCTGGTCGAGCTAACGAGTTAGCACCGAAGGCTGTATTATTAACCTGGATGTTACCGCTTCTCTCTGCAAATGCTAGTGCCGCAGGGTCCTTGAGGGCGATCTTAATAGCTTGTGACTGAGTTTTGCCAGATGCGATAGCTTCTGTATACGCTTTACTCTGAGAAAGTCCCTGAGCAAATGCTTGTCGGAATGGCCCTTCAACTGACTTCTGTTCACCCCATCGGTTAATATCGTATTTACGAGCAGCTTCACCAACCTTAGTAGATCGGAGTGCTTCACCGGCACGGGTTGAGGCTTCTGCGCCACCAGCGATGTCGCCGGATACAGTACGCTCACCGAACCATGCTTTGCTATCTACAAGCTTTAGATCTTCTGGATCAAATGCCTTCGCAAGATTACGTCCATCAGCAGTAATATCACCAGCAGCTAATAGCTTCTGAGAGAGTGCAAAGGCCGCGTTCTTAGGGTTGTTCCACAAGAAGGCACTATAGACGTTGTTCTGTAATCCCTTAATCCATTTATCTGTAACACTAGATGATCCTTGAGAAATACCGTTAGCGAGCATCTTATTGAGGTATTGGATGCCATCATTAAATTGACTTGTGTTCGCGCGAATGTGGGCAGGAACACTATCTAATGCATCTGTAAATTCGTCAAGTACAGGTGTAAATGAGATGTGGTTAATCATCCCATCGACGTATCGAGGGAGAACTTCTAAGATATTGTTGTTCGTTAGTGGTGGTCGTTCATCGAGGCTTCGCTCCATAGCGTTACCTGAGACAACTCGAGTCTTCTTATCTGTAAGACCTTCAGCTAGGTAGCTAGGGCTTTCAGAGTAGTCCTTAAGCATGTTCCATGGACTATAGTTGTCTCGAACTGGCATACCTTCGGCGATCATACGCTCTTTAATGGTGTCGAATACTGTAACGATACGGTCATAAAGCTGACGCGTCTCCGGATCAGTAATATATTTGGCAACATTTTCACGATCTTCAAGTGCTTTAACGATGTTTGCACCTGTTTGAATACGAGCTGTTTCTGTTTTACCGGCGATATTCTTAGATAGCTTGACAATCTCTACCATTTCTGGTCGGAGTGCTGTTTTCATATCTGCTTTTGTTTTGCTTCCACGGACCAATGATTCTGCAGTACGCGCACCGGCTTCACCGAGTGTTCGTGTGGCATAACCAATAGAGTCGCTTAGATAACGACCGATAGCTTTTGTAGCCTTCTCACTTGCATCACTCGCAACTTTACCTTGAGTAAGATATGTGATTGCTTTAGCAACTTCTGGATCAAGTTTACCTGTATCAATGCCGATTTCTCGAGCAAGATCAGAATCTACGTCACCGATTACAGCTAATTCAGTAGGTTTTGCAGTCTTAGGTGCACGAGGTGATTGTCCTAATGCCGCAGCTGCGCGGTCCGCAGGGCTGAGATCCATAGTAATTTCACCAATATCAACCTGAGGGGTAACTTCTGCCGCGATAGTCTTAACTGGAGTACCGCCATAAGATGCGCTAACATCTTCAATAGGGTAAGAAGGGAGATTAAGTTCAACTGCAGCCTGGAGTCGGTGTCGGCCGTCTTCAATGACGATTCCACCTTCAGGAGTCTGACGGATACGGATAGGAAGTGCGGTACCATTTTCAATTTCTTGCTTGGCACGTTCAACAGCGCCATTCTTAATGCCGCTTGAAGATTTCTGTAATGAGTTATTTGCAAGATCTGATAGGACCTTAACATCTGCTTCACCATCATATGTAGGAAGTGTCAATGTATCTACATCTTCACCAACGAATCGGTCAGGAGTTGATACAGCTTCACTGGCTTGACGGCTTCTTAGATATTCAGCCGGGTTAGATGATGTAGCCGCAGCTTCTAGGTCCGGTACAATCGAGTTCTGAGCAGGAGTTATGGTGTTAGGTTGAGGAATTTCGTCCGTTCGAGCTGCGAATGGATTAGTAGGCGCTTCAGGAGTTGGAGCGACAATCTCTGATTCTGCACCCCTTGGAGTTTTAGAAGGAGTTGGTCCCTTGAGTAACGTATCTGTAAACTTAACTGCTTCATCGTCACTCATCTGTAGAGCGCGGTTAGCAAGATCTGGGTTAGTCTGTAATACTGTAGTAAGACGAGCTTGTTGCTCAGGAGCTAATCGTTGACTAGCTTGGAAGAATGGAAGTTCGGCCACCTTAATATCATCAAGAGGACTCTTTTCGCGTCCGCGTCCCTTTGCCAATGCAGTACTCATAGCTCCGAGAATACCACCGAG